TTACCAATTCCGGGAGGACCCCACAGGAAAATTGGACGCTGATTCTTAAACGCTTTGCGCAAAGACTTTTTAGCACCTTTAGGGCCTACGGTGCGGCTAATGATTTCTGCCATTTTACATTTCCTATCTTAAGTTAGCGGGGTTAAAAAATTAAGCTATGTGTATATTATATGGCCTAACCGCAACAAAGTCAAGTAAATTTTCAAGCAGTATTCTTGAATCTAGCCAAAAATTAAGATTCTTTTTGGCGTTCGCTCATGGCCTTAACCAAACCAAATTTGCGGATATCGTCCGAAAACAAATACAGTTCAAAACTCTTACGTTCGGAAAACACTGTAATACTTTGGTTTGTTAAGTAGTAAGGACAATCGATATATTTTTCCAAAAATATGATTGTTTGAGGACTGAGCTCAATTGGCTCAGTGAATGGGATTTCATACATCTGAATTTCTAAAATGGTTGTTAGAAATTCATAACCTTCGTCGCTTAGTCTAAATGCATTGGGTTTATTGACTCGATTTGATTGCCACCATTTTCTATTGTACAGTTCGATATTTGCATCATCTATACTTTTACCCCATTGTTGTAAAAATATTTTGGTTAGCAAATTTCGATCAATCATGGTACTACAGTGCCTTGTGTCAATTTTATCACTTGGAAGTCTTCAGTGCCAAACGTTAAATTTAATTTCTTAGCAAGGTTCAATGCGTGACCAGGATTACTGAAACTGGTCTTTTTATATTTAGGACCGGGATAGCTGGTAAGACTGTTAAACGATTTTAAATTGAAAGGCTCGTTCTTATAGAACACGGCCCAAATGGCTTCAGATTCTAAAATCTGCTCAGATTTGTAAGTTTTTTTGTTAGTATACTCTAACAACACTTTAGGCTTGGGTCTTGACATAATATGCGTCTCTCGATAAGTACGCATATATTTATCTTTTATTTAGGCTCTACAAAGCCTCCGCCATCCATAGTAACAGTTATTACTTCTGTATTTTGAGTATTTTTAAGAGCACTGTACAATGTTTCCCAGTCCCTATTCAGTTTATCCAACGTTTCAGTTAGTGCTAGATTTAATAACCTTGCTTGCTGTATGGTCAATTTAACTTCTTTTTGTTGATTAAGTTCAGCTACTCTAAGTAGCTGAACAAATTGTGTTATTGGAGTTAGATTAATAGGATTTTGCATTTGCCAACACTGCCTTCATTTCTAGTTTATCTTTAAAAGGACCTTTAAATGGATATCGTTCAATGGTAATAGCTTTAGGACAAAAACTCTTAACCCACCCTTTATTAAATTTAATAATGTAATAGCCCGCACAGTATAAACTTTTACTGGCATTTGATTTTGTAAATAATGCCAATTTACGTCTCACATCGTACATACTATTAAACGGCTCACACAATGTTGGGTATCCGTGACATTCAAAATTTTCTTCTTCGGATGCAGTAACTTTGACTTTGACTTTGCTACTAGATAGAAAGAAACCATCACCAAACTGTTTGGTTAAATCTTGCTTTTTGTTGAACATTACCTCGCCGGTAGTGCTACTCAAAATAAATTTGTTATTTTCTTTTTTATGTAATGTGGCAATTTTGGATCCATCTTTTTCAACAATCCAAAATTTTCCATCCACAATAGGTTTTGCGTATATTTCTGTCATTATTCTTCCTTGTATTTTGCTTGGAACGGTTCTGCATATGTTTGTATATTGTCCGCAATCTTTTTCATATCCCACGTATTGCAAAATTTTAACATGCGAATTCCCACTTGATCTACAGATTTAGAAACAGCATTTGCTTTCACAGTTTCCATAATCTTTTCTTTAATCTCAGCGGGCTGTGCAGTCAAGTCGCACAACTGTATGTTGCGTTGATAATCCTCTAGCACACGATGTTCTAAACCGTTATGGTCGGTCCAACGCTGAAGCATGAGATTGTTCCACGAGTAGCCTTTGCTTTTACGATCTTCAAACGCTTCAATTAGACCAACTTTGTTTTTACTGCCTTTAGTACGTACACCAGGATATGCAGAAAAGACGTTGTCGCTGGTATCGCCCCGCATACATTTTTCAAACAGCATCCATTCGGGATCTTGTGCGGCCTTAGGCTCACCGGTCTTTTTATCCTTAACAGGTTTACCTTTAGCATCAAAGGTGCCTTCGTGTGTAATATGCAAATCGCCTACGCCATTATATTGGCTCACATTAGCGTTAATCAATTGTGCAAAATCCCCATCTGTGCTGATGATAACATGTTTTGTATCTGGATGTGCTTGTACCCAGCCAGCAATTAAGTCATCTGCTTCTAGATTAGGATGTTGCATCACAGTGCAGTTGGTCTTTTCTGTGACAAACTTTTTGAATTCGTCAAATGCTTCCCAAAACAACTTGTCTTCTTCTTGTTGTTTTTCAGTTAACGCATCTCTAGCTTCTTTACGATTGGCCTTATACGGAGTATAAAAGTCCTTGCGCCAGCTACGACCTTCGAGGCAGAACACCACATGACTACCACCAAAGTCTTGCCATGCTTTTTTAATAGAGTTGAAAGTAATATGAAAAGCCATGCCAAGTTTGATATCAGCACTGCCTTGCACCACATGTCTAGCACGAAAGAACGTGTTAGCAGTATCAACTATAATATGTGTCATTCTACCTCTGCTTTGCCATCGGCAAGTTTTGTTACATTAATATATCCAGCACCTACACGTCCGGGATCGGCTACTCCAGCTTCGCCCAACATGTTTCTTGCCAAATCTCTAAACCAACGATCTACAATTTCTTCATCAGGATCTCCATCGTAGCCGTATCCTGCACGTTTTAATTCTAGCACAAATATCTCATTCCAGTCAAGCTCAAAAAAACCGTTACGGATATTATCTTTGTTTACATGAGTGTCCAGCACAGCTACCCACGGCTCGCCTTTGGCAGTAGCACGTTCTTTTGGTGTTAGTTTAGCTTGAGCTTCTAATTCTTGAGCTTTGGTTGTTTCTGCTTGTGCTAGAGCCAGTGCTTCTTGCGCTTGAGTTTTTTCAGCTTCAAGTTTATCAATACCAAATAATCGTTTGATTAATTTTTTCATCAAGTTCCCCACTCGTTTTTAAACAACGGCACTTGTAGTCTATCGCTGTAGCGCAAGCCATTTTTCATAGCAAGTTCTGCAACACGGCGATTGTTCAAAGTATAAACGCTTTCAACACCACCAACAGGCATTAAGTATACTGGACCAGTAAATCCATTTTCTCTATAAATGTCTGCGGTTTCAATTGCTTCTTCTGCATCTTCTTCAGTTGCAACAACAAATTTCAAATATACATAACCCACATCTTGATAGTCATTAACAACTTCGGGTTTAATAGCTTCGTGTCTTGCCTCACCACTGCAACTTAATTTGGCACTAACACTAAATGTCACACACCGTTCACCAGGCATACGCATGGTCCAATCCTGCAAGTATTCTTTAAATTCGGGTGTTAATGGTTGAGTTCCATTGGTTTCAAAAGTAATTTCCTTTAACTGATTCATATAAACATGATCCAGTAAATCAGGATAAGCACGTTGCCAACCCAACAACGGTTCACCGCCAGTAATAACCAAATGCTCGTCGACCCATGTTTTATGTGGAAGTATTTCTACAATCTGTTCTGCAATGCCATCTGTTTCCATCAAAGGGCTTAGGTCTTTAAAACGTGGATCCCAACTTGCATAACTATCACACCCTGTACTTACTAATGGTAAGTCGTTGTAAGTTTTAAATTCTGCAATGCGTTCTGCAATTGGTTCTATTTCATTACTTAGTTGACCTTTAGGCATGCCAAATCCAGAACATTTAAAGTTACAACCAAATGTACGTAGAAACACCGACGGGACGCCCATATAGCGTCCTTCTCCTTGAATTGAATAAAACAATTCAGCAACTTTTAATTTACTCATACACAATCCTGTTCTTTTGCCATTTTTGCTATTGTAGCACGTTCTTCTTTGTTTCGCCTAGCATTTTGAAACTCTTCAACATCTGTAATAGCACTTTTCAAAGTTTCTGCATAGTTAAGAGCTTGTTGTTTACTTAGATGTACTGAAGATTCAGTATCGATATAACCTTTGGTCAATAATGTCCAAATATGATACCATCGTGTTTTACTCCAATAATTTGTTTTGCCTGTAGTATAAATGGTCACAACAATATCGCAATCATCTGCTTCTACCCACATGTTATGATTGTGATTTTCGTCATGACAATTACAAGCAATTCGGTAGACTTTACTGTCACCCCAATCGTTTGTTTTCATAATGCCTTCGGCCGGCACTTGTATTTTCATCGTAGTGACTCCAACATTGAAATTTTAGCAATCTTTTCGCCAAAGTCTTCGTCTTTACCAATAATGTATACCTGGCGATCATTACGATCAGTTTTAGGATCATAACGATTAAATTCTACAACTTTACCACCGACTGCACTATACACTTTAAATTGAAGTGTGGGTTCGCTGTCAATGCCTGAGCGTGTGCTAGCGGTATTCATACCGCGACTCAATTTAGGAGTTGGATAACAATCTTCTTCACGAGCCTGACCAGCGTTTTCCCAATCTTCTCGCACCCACTTGACTATCATTCTTTTAAACCATTTCATAATGACATGATCCTTTCTATTACTTTCTTCGCATCAGCAAATTCACCACGATCCAACCTAGCTTCAATTTGAATTTCGTATTCTTCGCGAAGGTGTCTAAGATAAGGACGCATTTGGTAAGTGGCATACGGTTGCGTCCACTTAATAGTATAAAGATATTTTGGATTCATTCTACATCCTCTTCGAACCATTCGTCTACCATTTCTTCTGCTTCCGCTTGCGTAAGTGCAGGCACAAATAATCGAGCAGGTTGTCCTATTGTATGTTGTATATTAAATCTAACAATACCACCAGGTATGCTATTAAAATCTCGTTCAACTACAAACTCTTTTAGATTTTTTGCACGATGTATTAATTGATTAGTTAAATCTTGGGCTGTTGTCATCTTGGGGCAAACTCCTGTTGCATTTTAATATTGTCAAAAAATTCTTTCTTCGCTCCAGGGTCAGTCTTAAATGTACCTTGTAGCACCGTAGTCTGTGTAAGACTTGAGTGTGCCATAATTCCACGATTCTCACAACACCCATGTATAGCCTGAATATATACGCCTAAGTTTTCAGCGCCTGTGGCTTTTTGGATCTCTCTAGCAATGTCATTACAAAGTTCCTCCTGGAGAGTACCTCTACGGGCACACCACTGGGCGATACGTGTGTACTTGCTGAGTCCAATGAGTTTCTCAGCCGCAATAATACCAATATAAGCAACGCCAGTAACGGGTTGGTGATGATGGCTACACATACTGCGAAGCTCGCTACGAACAACCAGCATACCTTCGTAGCGATCCTTCGTATCGTTTGGAAATGCTGTTGCGTCTGGTGCTGGTTCATATCTACCTGCCATTATTTCATTAAAGTACATCTTGGCAAGTCTACGTGCTGTGCCTTTTGAGTTTGGATCGTTTTCTCGATCAATAAGCAATCGATCGAGCACTAGTTCAAATGCTTCTGTTGCCTCGTCAATTAGTTTTTCTTTATCGCCTTCGTGAAGATAATCACTGATATTATCTCCAGCCCAAAACCGTTTTTTATCGCGTTTCATTTTAAAACGAAGATGATCGCCGAGGTATGCTTCTTGATATCCGCCATCTCCAGCCATAGCGTCTAGTGCTGTTTCTTTTTTAATATATACAGGCTTACCTAGTGGCTCGTATTTGTCCTCAATAAATTCTCGACCATCGGGGGCGTTCATTACCGGATCTGTTTTAAATTCTCTAGTCATTATTACTCCTATGTTTGTATTATATAGGTTTATTTAGGTTTTTGCAAGATATTTTCTGCTCGAAGTTTTCGACATTGTTCCTTAACTTCTAACGGAAAGTCCGGACTAATCTCTGATATTGAACAGTTATACGCTATCACATCGCCTTTTTTTGGAAGTGATAAAAATATTATCGGAATTGCTATTAAAAATGCAACAGCAACTACGGCTATTTCTACAGTCTCTCGCTTAGTAAAATTCTGCATAAGTCAGCATCCTTTTCGTTTTTAAAATTAAAAAACATAGCATCATGTTTTGGATGAGTTGAATATCTTTCACCAGGCAATCCGAATACTTCTAACACAATAGCACAGGTTTCATTCCACCAAAATCCATTTTGGTTATCCCATACTACGGAGACTGTATTTTCCGTAATCACTCAGCCCGCCCGCTGGTGCAACTGTCATTCCACAATTCTTGTGCTTGTTTTTTATATTCATTTAATTCGTAGTCGTGTTTGGCTGTTTGATATTGCTCTTCGGTTAGCCCGTGCCAACCACAGCACTTGCCTGTTGGACTACGCCCACAACCGCATTTGCCAAACTCTTCTGGATTTTCTTTAACTCTTATTTGCATTTTTATAGTTTCCTTTTTCTGGTATAACATGTCTAACTCCTCCACGGGGATCTTGCATATCTCCCTTACGTCTTGGAATCATATGAACGTGTGGATACATTACTGTTTGACCAGCAGCCTCGCCACAGTTTTGTCCGACATTGAAAGCGTCCCACTTGCCTGATTCGACACCCATGTAGCCAAATTTGTATGCGGCTTTGTAGCAGTCCCAGAGATGGTCCCAGTCTTCTTTGGTAGGCACAAAAAGCAAATGTCCTTCTGTGACAGGGTATGCATCTCGAAAGACCCAATAGTCTTTAGTTCGGTATTCAATACCGGTCCACGGTGCTCTGTTTTCATCAAGTGCTCTTTCAAGATCTGTCGCCATGGGTCATTGAGTTAAGTTGGTCTTCTAAATATTTTTTATATTCTGTTAATGCTTCAACTTTGCGCGGACTAGAGCCGTCTGCTTGCAATTTTTTAATATCGTTTTCAACTATATCAATCTTAGTTTGAAAATCAGCAATCAATATTTCTGGTGGAGTTGGATTTGCCATATTATTCCTTTACTTGTTTGTACCAATTCGTAAGCCTGTTATGCTTCCAAATAGTAAGAAAAATGCACACCATGTTTCTACTGTTAATGGTATCTGCAACACAGGAAATAGTGTGTTTAAGCTCCATATTCCTACAATGGGGCCAAACACAACAACAATCACAATTAGTGCAATGCCTAAAATTAATTTAATAAATGCTGATGTCATAACCAAAAATCCTCCCAAGGATAAACTAACCAACAATCTTCTTCTGCTTTGTTTACAGTCCATACATAATAGTCTGGATCTTTAAACTGACTTGATTGATTGTGTGTTAAAACTGCAAACCGAACATTATCTCCCCAGATGCCTTCCCATTTAGGATCGTCGGGAAAACAACCACTTGGCCAATCTTGTTTAATCCAATTAACAGTGGATCCTTGATCGTTAATATCATCGACTATAAGAATCTTTTTACCGTTAAATGCGTCTTCGGCCATACCCAAATTACTAACACAATCGCCGCCGTCTCGAAGACTAACATCTAAACTGTTCATTTTAGTGCCAGTATATTGACTAAGCAAATTAGCAGGAACAAGTCCACCTCTAGTAATGCCTACTATATAATCCGGACGCCAATAATGAACGTGCATCTGCCTAGCAATTTCTAAACATGCACCTTCTACTTGTTGCCAAGTATAATGAATTTTTTTCACGCTGTTAGCCCGTTTGCAAGTGATTGCAGTTCTTCTTTAGTCATAAAGAAGTTATAGGTTTGTGAATCACGCACAAGTCCATCTTCGTCTAAGGACTCTTGAATAATGTCCAAACTAAACAAACCCTTTGGAGCAAGTACTTCGTGTTTTTCTAATCGTACTCTAGATCCGGCGTTTTCTCTAACAGTTATTTCTTTAGCAGTATGCGCTACTGATTCATGCAGTTCTTTCATTATTCATCTCCTTTAATTGATTCGAATGTTCTATACTTACCCAATGCTTGAATGTATTCATTGTACAGCTTCTTTAACTTTGGGTGTTTCTTTTCAAGTATAACATCTCGTTCAGGAATTTGCAAGACTTTTTCAATTGTATCCAACCGTTCTTCTAAATCTTTTCCGTTTAAAACCATTCGACCTTTAACTTCTAATTGTGGCGGATTGGTTTGTTTAATAGTGATAGCGGCATCGTATGGAGTGGTAGTAGTTCCAGTAGTCCATGACATTCCATTACTACCGGACGATGTTAAAAACTGTCCGGCAGTAGTATTAGTTGTATAAACATTCGAAACAGTAGCACCTACTAAGCCATTACTGACGGCGTTCTTCAAGATAGTTGTCATTATGTATCCATTTATTGTTTACTAAAAAACCCCACTCTCTTTTTTGAGGCCCTGGCATAAACAAGGTCCACGGTGTAACACCTTCTTTTAATTCAATTCGATGATAGCTATTTGCACTACAAAATCTAAAATGCCCTACCCCACGCCATTTACGAACTTCTTGATTATTTTCTAAAACCCATTCGTAATAGCCACCTGCTAGTATCAATGTAAAATATGGCCAGGGATGATCGTGTACATCGCCCGGATCGCCCTTGTGAAATTTATGTAAGAATACATTAAACGGAAAACGTTTACGATCTTTTAAAAACAAATAATAACGAGTTAACAACGGCTCGTTACACTGACGATCCATAATAACTCGTTTGCGATCATGTCGCTCTAACCAGTTAAGGCTTAGGTCTTTTATCTTTTGGAGTATCATAGTGATCTGTTACTAGTTTATAAGTTGTTACAAATTTTTCGTAGGCTATCTTTAATCCAGGATATTCTTCACACATTTTTTCAATACGTTTAAAATCAGGAAAACAATTGACCCACTCTTCCGGAAAATTTATTGTAAACGAAGAAGTATCTATGCTAGTTATTGCACCAAGTTGTGCAGTAGTCAATCCTGCAATTTGTGTAGTAGTAATTGTTGAAATCGATGGACTACTATAATAACTAGGATAAGATACTACACAAGGATTATAACCAGTTAATGTAATAGTATCACTGTTATATGTATTGTGACAGTTTATACCACTTAAATCAATAGTGTACGTATCATTTAATGTTATCGATGAGTCCGGTTGCTGAGAAGAACTGCTCATGTAATGCCTCCGTTTGTTTATGTATAGACGGAATCATATGCGTGTAGTTATCCATATATTGGATTATCTTTGCGCATAAATTTGGTCTATATGTTGTGTAGGACTCAAAATTTTCAGTCCATTCACTAGGATATTTAAATGTATCAAAGTACATTTCAGTATAACTAAGTCTATCAGGCACTAGTGGTATAGCATCAACTACTGCACCTTCGTAGCAACTAATGCCTAAAGTTTCTTGTAAGTTAGCACTAAACACCATCTTTGCTTCGCCTAACAAGTTATGATATTCATTTTTTGTTAGATATTGATCTTGGCAAACTACAAATTCGTATTGTGGTAAATAAGTAGCGAGATCTCTAAAAATTTCAACTTGTTTTTCTGGAGCAATCCTGTGCGGAAATAAAATTAAGTCACGTTTTTGCATACCCTTGTACGGTAACAAAGTATCGTGCATATATTCCATGGGCCAACCAGTACGTATAATTTTAGTATACTCGCCGGCTAGTATCTCACTCAGTTCCTCTTCATACCAGGGATTTTCTGTTTGGAACCCGCCATTAAGTAATTCCCTATGAAATAACTCAATATGAAAATTGGTAGCAAAATAGTTGTGATCAAATGCGTGGAAGAAACTTTTCTCCGCATTACGTACCCAAGGTTTGCCTCCAACAAGACGTCCTAGGAAATCTTGAGGATCATAACTGCCAGCATGCCATAAGCCATGTGCGGTTACTGGAATGTTCAGTAACTCACTCATGTATTTTAAATTTATGATACCAGGATGCCAAGCATCAGTAAAAACAAAGTGATCGCCGGAATGAACGGCTCCGTTACAAAATAAACGGCCCATTTGCTCAACCTGACTAGCCTTGTATATATTGGTACCACCAAAATTAAGGAAAGCACCAGGAGTAGTGGCTGTAGGAATATCCTCAGGGCCAGAGATAATTTGAACATGGTGTCCTGCCTTTTTAAGAAGTTTAGGCACATGGGATTTCCATTGTCCCGTGTACCGTGTTTCAACAGCTTCTAGATCAATTATGAATATGTTCATTGGTTTCTGTTAACAAACGGACGATTGCCTTGATAAGGTTTTTTCTCGCCGGTCCATGCTTTCTTTGGACGCTTGCTCTTTTCGTAGTTGCGCCACACCCAACTTTCTCTATTGTACAAGTCGGCTTCGTTGTAAGGGAACAATTCAATCCTACAGAAGTTAAGAAAAGATTCTAGTTCATCGAAAATCTTAACGATATCCGGGCGAGTTTCAAAATAATTGATGTCTTTGTAATTCTTAGCCATTGTAGCTTTCCTTAGTACTTAATAAATGAACCATTTTCTCCGTCTTCGGAGACTTCAATCCAGACCTCACGGTCTGGATACTTTTGTGAAATAGTGTCGTACAATTCGTCCGACATCATTTCGCAACTCTTGTGATCTAGCGACAAAACACCTTGTGTGCTAGAATACAGTTGTTCAAGCCATCGCTTGAATTGTATGAATTCCACATCTCGGTCATTGTGGGTAACACTAAGCCATACCCTAAAATGAAAGATGTGACGATGAGGATAACCCAGAAACGATACATCATATTCATCTCCTGTAGCTAAGTTAGGGTCTGTTAATGCCGCTGGGTATTTGTGAATACCCTCCTTACGAAATGTAACCCAAATCATTTTGTTAGGGCGGATGTCTTGTTTAATAATCATTTTAGTCAAAGAACCTTTCTCTAGATTGAGATGTACGAGAGATGCTTATAATTTTTTTCATAGATTTAACTGGAATTCTAATCCTAACAGAATTTTCATGGCCCCAGCAATCTCCAACTAGATACTTATTAGGTCCATAAATGTCTTTAGAAGAATTGCCTTGCAATACTTGTTTGGCAATATAATTATAGTCTTGTTCAAATTTTTCTTGTATTTCGTTATCAGTCATATCAACATTTATAGGTTCTTTAGTAATCCTAAAAATTGGATCTGTTAAAACTACTTCTTGTTTCTGAACTTTTTTATAGATATCAGTTTTATTCCACGGCAAAGTTTTTATATTATCTATAGTTATAGAACCTTGAGAGTACGACGAATTGCTGTATATACTATGACTTTTTATTTCAGTACCTTCTGTTGGCATATCTACAGGCCCAACACGATCTATAATATTTCCTGCTTTTTCGTATGCGTCTTCGATAAATCGACCGTCAGAGCCGTCATTTCTTTTTTTTGGTAGCAGTGTTCCTGCCGGTATACGTTTAATCATAATGTTGTATCTTGTGTGTACTGATCCCAATGAGTATACTTGTCTTTACTCATTAAGCTCTGTAGGTGATGTGTCCACACACCTGGATTTGTAGCACCCCAAGTTCGGTCGTCCAGTTTAAGTGTGGCATTATAGTTGAGTTGATTAATGTAAGGTAACTTGACACTAATCATAGGGACAAAGCGAGGATATTCGTTATAAGCAGATTCCAATACACCTTCAATGTGTTCAACACCGAAGTCCAATGAAACCCAATAGTCGGCTTTAAGGCAACCAATAATAACTTCATCCCACGCTTTATATTCTTCTTGCGAGATAGATTTGGGATTAAAACTTTGACTAGTGCCAAAGTAAATGTGTTTAATGCGTTTAGACTCGTCTAACAGTGCTTGAGTGTCGTCTGCCTTACGCAAAATTTCTTCAAGTGGAGGAGTGCCCACTACAAATAGTGTAAACATACCATAACAAATAGTATGCTCGACTTCATAACCTGTAAAGTATACGACGTCTTGTCGTTCTTCAGTGTTTAGTCCCATTTGATATAACCTCTGCTGTAACCGTTTGGACGATCCTTACCATCCGCAAACGCTTGTTGCCACTCTATGTTTCTATTATAACCTCTAGTCCAAAAAGAATCAACCTCAAGTTCACCGTTTTCAATCATCCAACGTGCTTGATGCATGGCTGTGATAAATCGAGACGTTCTTGGACTAGGTTTAACTGTGGTAACAGCTTTCCAAAGTTGCTGTTGTGCTTCTTCTTTGGTTACTGCTTTACCAACGGCATCTATAATTAGTGCTTCGTTATTTAGGTTAATATCTGTACCTATATCATATTTTCCTGATAAGTCCACGACAATGTCATAACTTTCACTGGTCCACAATAACAAAGTGTCTCCCCAGAGATCTATGTTATTAGATCCCAATGCGTCAACATCCATATCTGGAAAATGATGTTTTAAATTATTAAAAACAACCCAAGCAAGAAATCCGCTACCTAAGATCAAACATTTACCTTTGGATCTGCGTTCAAATTCTTCGTATGCTTGACTAACACAATTAATACCACAAGCAACTGGTTCTAAAATATATTTTGGATGTGCTTCTGGAACTTGTACATATTCATTGGCACGTACATTATAAAAGTCTGCGTATGCTGGTTCACCCCGAGTAGCAACAAAGTCGCCTTTTGCAAGACCAGTGACACCAGCACCCATTTCAATTACTTGACCCAAGCCTTCGTGTCCTTGCATACTAAGTGGCAATGGTCCAAAATTACCTTGCATCATATCAATGTCGCTACGACATACGCCTGTCATGATAGCTTGTACACGAATATCAGTAGGCCCTAGTGGAGGCAATTCATAGGTTACTTCTTCAAAGTAACCTTGACCTGTAGTTTGCAAACAGCGTGTCATAGATTTTCGATCCTTTCATGGATCCACGAATCTTGTTTATATTGCTCAAGCCAAAAAGTCTGATTATCTATATTTTTAATAGCATCAGAAATCATATTCTGATAAGCATATTCTGGACAAAGGCCTAACTCAACAGTAATCACGCTGTCGTCTTCCATAACAAATTCGATATTTCTTTTATCAGATTTTAAATCTCGCCAATCAGCAGTTAGTTGCCATTTGTCTGTAAAATTAATTTGACAAAAATCATCTACATCATACGTGCCATTAACATTAACAGTTCCGTAATCTGTGCCAGTCAATTGACCCAGTGTCCACCTTTTAAATGCAGTTTGCTTAGTCAAGTTAGCTCTAATCCAGTCTGGTGCCAATGCTATGAACCAACTTAACAAGTGAGGCATTAAATCTCTACTAACACCACCAAATGCCAGTTCTTTATTAGTAAACCAACTACCTGGATTTGGTATACGATCTTTGTTAATCCAATTAAGATTAACTTTTTTAGATTTATTTGCTAAATCTTTTAGCTCAACAATGTTGTCTCGCCACATATTATTTTTGACCATCATAAAACGTGTAAACGGTCTGGTCTTAATCATACCAGTCCAGTCGTTACTTGTTTTGAATCCTGGCTTTTCAACAAACACTATTTTAGTATAAGGTGCTACCTGTTCGGCTATGTCTTTATGCGTAAAATTTGGCGTACAAATATGTGCAGTATCAAAAATACTATATTTTCTAATAGCATCTGCAACACTAGTAAACTCAGCACCTTTGGAAGGATCCATATCTACTGTAATAACTGTGTGCCCAATATTTTCTAGGACAGTCTTGTATAACTGTCCAATACCCATACCGATAACGAGACTACGCTTGTTCATTTTTCTTTTCCTCGTAGACTCTAAACATTCGAGTCACTTCTTCCATTTGTTTTTGGAACACTTCAGGCGCACCGATTGCCGCAATTTGCATATCATATTCGCTAGGATAGTGACGCAACATACTACGTGCTTCGTCTTTAACGGCTTTGGGAACTCGAGGAGTGGTTAAGATCTTTAGTAAAAATCTTTGAGTCTGTACTACTGCTCGATATCTTTCGTCGGGTAAAGTCATTTTATAGCTCTTTTTGTGAAAGTTTTCGCGGGTGATGTTATTCGTGTACACTAGCTTCTAATTCGTCTAGTTTGTTATCATCAAATTCAAGGTCGTCTTCTAATTGTACAATATCTTCTTGGACTTCTTCAAAGAATTTGGAGTACATAGTTGATGCATTAACTGTTTTCTTACCAGTTGCGCCACGTGTACCAGGTATAGCTTGCCAAAATTTATCATAATAATCAATAATTGCCATTGCTGAATCTCTATCTGGCGCACTAAAGATAGCGTCTACAACATCTCTAAATTTATTTGGTAACGGAGAGTAATCTGTAAATGGTTTTGGTATAGCTGTAGTAACATCTAACATGCCAGGACATAACCCAGCATCATATTGACGATTGGCTTCTTGTACGCTGTTCAAATGTAGCCACACATTATGACCCATCATAATAGCATAGGTAAAACTATCCCAACTTGTTTTACCAACTTTACCGATTTTGTTTACATCGTTAGGACCATAGATGCAAATGTCTTTAACTTCCACACCGTCCATTAGCGGACTAGTAGTAAACGATTTAAAATGACCATCTTGCACAACCACATCTTGGAACAGTCTAGTGTCTTTGCTGTACTTTTTGTTGTCTAAACTTGGCAACATACGGTAGAGCCATTTTTCTCTATCTGTAATTTCTGTTTGAACATAAATTTGTCCATTAGCTGTAGCAAGAAAAGGACTAGCACAATCAAAACTAATTGTAAAACTGGGATTATGATATTTTCGAATAGCACGTTGTATATCTGTCAGCAACAACGCCCATTCTAATTTACTTGTTCCAAGAAAGTGCATCCAGTCTTGATGACCTTGTTCTAACAAACCGTCAAACTTTAATGCAACAAGTCTACGCAGTACTAGATCTACGTCACACATATTCTGCCCACCCATGGCCCAGCCATTAAATGGCTTGTCATATTTCTTTGGGTCGCAAAAGTCTTTCATTTGTTGATACCAGTCTTCTGCTTGGTCGTGGTTTTCGCCTTGTAATACATTTAAGAATTTACAAGCGCCTGTGCGATGTTTGATAAAATATTCGTTATTATATTTGGTAGCCGCGACAGCTTGTGGATAATTACCAACGCCGCTATTTTTAGCACCAACAGGACTTCGACCAACCCATGCTGGAATATCTAGCACCATGCCATAATCCATTAGTGCATCCATCCATGCTAGCACTTGTTCACGTTTTTTCTGTGCCGCATCTAATTGTGCTTGATACAGTTTAACATGATCAATCTTAGTATACTTAGGATTACCGTTTTTATCTGTCTTAGGATGACCTGTTGGGTGTAATTGAGGAACTAGTTCAACACCTTTGGCAACGGCTTCGGCCATACGTTGTGCTACTACTGGACCGTTAGGATCATTCCATTCGCCTGCCCATACGCCTTTACCAATCTGGAAACCTCCAGAGTCGCCTAACACCCAACTAGTGCTACGGTCTCTGTTACGAAACATGTCTTCACTAGGATCTGGTTTAGTCAAATCTAAGTTAGCATGACCAGCTGAATACAAACAATGGTCAAAGTAAAATGCCGCATTGGGATTCAAATAGTTCATAGCTTCAATGCCCATAGGCCCAAAGCTAGCAGGAATACGTGCAGGATCCACGTAGTTGCTATGTCTCTGTTTACCTATATATGTACTATAGAATCCTGAAGTTGCCGGCAAAAAGTAAGCATACGGTTCACCGGAGGCATCAAATTGTGCTTTCGTTAGATTTTTATTCATTACTTAGACTGTGCTGGAAGAATATAATCGTATACTGCAACACCGCTGTCGATGTTAATGTTCAACAACCCACCATCTGCAATACGCATAGTAGCAGTACCGCTTAGTCCAAGAATACTTTGAACTTGATTAACGGGCCACGACCATGTTTGTTTTAGTTTGCCTTTGACATTTGCTTGGAAAATAAAACTACCAGCGTGTGTGCTTGAATCACCAAAGCTAAACACCAAATGACCGTCTTCTGTTTTAACTTGAAAAACAGTTTCTTCTGAATGTGCATTTGATTGAAATTTCAATTTCTGTATACTGGCAACAGCAGGCGTAAATTCGATATCCCATTGTGCGCCTTTGAATTTAGCTGACTTTAACTTGTCGTTAATGATGTCACTATTCATGAAACGATAATCGTTTTCAAAGTCAGCAGTTGCATTAATAAAATGCAACCCTGTTGGAACTTCTTCTCCGTTACGTTGTTGTTTAACTACTTTAATAGTTGCACCTTCTTTGTACTCTGGACACTTGAGGTGAATATCTAGCTTGTTCAAGTTAGGCATACCAAATGTGCCTTCAAAGTCACTGACTGGTTCGTGTGCTTTGGCATTCAAAATAACGCTACGATCTTCGGCCATAGATTCGATTGTAGTTTCTTTGTTGGTTGCACTTACCTTGACCAAAGGTAAAAAGCCCAAACTATGTGTATGTGCTACTAGGTCTTGTAAAAAGTCTTTCATGAGATTCTCCATATGTTATGATTATACTTAGGTTTTTTGATTATGTCAAGCATTTTTTCTTACCGTTTCATTGTATTCCGCCGAAGCTTCTAAAATACTAAACGGTGCATTGATAGTTTTGGCATATTTTATAAATGCTTGAGTGTCTTTGGGAAAACACGCACCACCAAAACCACGTTCCCCATCAAGCCCAGGTACTAAGGTATGACTGGAACCAATTCTTTGATCATGTGTAATCATTTGACGCACTATTGAATAGTCTGCACCATTTGCCTCACATATATCAAACAGTTGATTAAAAAAGGCTACTTTTGCCGCTAGGAAAGAGTTTATACTGTACTTGGTCATAGATGCTTCTAATTTAGTACATTGAAAAAACAGTTTACAATTAGGCAATACTGAACTAAAAGTCTCCTGCCAAAATCCTTCAGGATCTTCACCGCCAATAATCATAAACTTTTGTTCAGCAAAGTCCTTAGCAGAAGTAGCGGCCCGTAAAAATTCTGGACTATACACAACGGAATGATCTTTATATACATCATCAAATGCTTCCAGCGCACTGGGTGTTACAGTGCTTTTAATCATTACTGGCATAAAAATTGGTACTGTGTCTAAAATATCAGCAATGTTTCGGACATCGCATATGCCATCTTCTGTGGTAGGAGTGTTCACGCAGATAATTAATCCATCTGCATCTGGATGGTCTTTTATTTGTTCTTCGGTATATTTTGGATCAACAACTACAATTTCGTGTTTAGTTTGTAGTGTTTGTCCAACTGCTTTACCAACAAATCCGTATCCTGCAATTATAATTTTCATATTAGAACTCGAAAAAACTGTTAAAGGTATTCTTTTCTTCTGTGCTGTTGATATCCCAGTTAAGAACACCAATTAGGTTATCTAGCTTATTATCAATGATAGTCTGTTCCATTTCAGCGTGATCAAATGCCAGATCTTTAAACCACTGTGGTAGACGTAACTCGTCTACTGGATAAGCAACACTAGTAAATCCCAGTGCATTGGGTTTCAGTTTACATACAATAACCTTAGCACCGTCTGTAATAGCCATACTGTATTTGTCACCGTACATACGCTTTAATGTATTCCAGTTAATACTTGCCCGAACGTGTCCGGGCATATTAGTCTTGCCAGCTTTGGCTTCTTTGGCTTGGTAGTCTGTAATGTTGTTGGCACGTTTTGGACTGCCTTTTTCCCAACCTGGACGAGCTTTAAATCGAATTCTAAATTCACTAATATGATCCAATACTTGTTGTTCAGTTGCACCTGTCAATACTAGTTCAAGTACATCACTTAAAAAGTTTTGAATAAATTCAGGCGTGTCACTACGCTTGAGGTCCAACCCCATGGCTTTAATTTTGCCGGGTTTACCTTCAACGTCTGTACGTTTGCCTTCTTTGTCGTAATACAACACAGCATAACGCTTCTTGGTAATAAACAAACTTTTACTACCAACAATCTCACGACCTGCTTTGATAACTTCTCCACGCGACTTGGGCACGTGAAACGAATCCAACATAAACTGTGGAAATGTACTGTTAACTTCCTCACCAATTTGGTCGTACAACTGAACAACTGATTCTTTAGTCCACGGCAACTGCCCTGCATTGATTTCTTTTTCCAATGTTTTATATGCTGAGAAATAACATGAGTCTGTATCACCGTAGATAATAGCTTTGCCTGTGTGATTGTATTCACCCGCAATAATCTCATTAACTTTACTGGCCATGTGTTTAGCAATAGCACGACCTGTTAGTGTAGTTGATTGTCCGATACGCTTGTCAAAGAATCTACAACCGTTGTTAAGAATAGCACCATACAAACTGTTCAAGTTAATTTTCTTGACTAGTTGTCGTTTGTCCCAGTATTCTTCTTCAACCTTATTGCCGGCTTTGATAGCTTCTTTAAGTTTAGCCTGCATCTCTTTACGTTCAGCATACCAACGCTTTAACAAGCCAGGAATAATACCTTCTTTTTCATACGTGAAAATTGTGCCGTTGGCACTGAGGATCCACGGCTGGTTGCTTTCGTAAATTAATCTATACACTTCTGCGGCACTGACAACATCAGTGTCGCCGTTCTCCCAGTCAATAGTAATGTCTGTGCCAATTTCTTGATTTATCACAGCAGTATACTCTAATGATCCAAACACACCTTCCCATGCCGCCGCAAAACTCTTACCTTTTGCTACAAGATTATCAATGTATTCTTGCGTAAGTGTTTGACGTAACTGCCCTACAATGGTCTCTGGCCCCATGTTAAGTGCTCTAATAGCACTAGGATACAGTGAGTTAATGTCTAGTGAACCGATCCAATCATGGATGCCTTCTTTAGGATAAGCAACATACGCACCTGCGGCCCCCTCGTTGCCTTCTCTGTCGTCCATTTTAGTTCTGTTGGGAACTTGGAAACCTCTGCGGTGTGCTTCGTTAATAATAGCCTGCTCAGTCACAGCCACAGCACCCATTGTAGTCTGTAACAACACAGTACATTCATGTGCCAGCGTGTTAGCAAGGTCCATGAATTTTAATTTCTTGTCTAATTTTTCAAGAAGCATACAGTCATTGATGTTGTATTCAATGAAAGTTCTAAAATCATTGTTGTACAACTGATCCAATGTGCCTTCGTATTGCGTCTTACGCTCACCTAGTTCGTATTCAGCAATAGCATCCAGTCGATAGGTATGACGTTCTTCATAAGTATACTTTCGATACAGTTCAAGACTATCCAAGTGTACACGACCAATAAAGTCGTATGTAACAGCTTGTCTTCCATATTTTTCATATTCACGTTTCTTTGGCAATTGGTCAAACAAACAAAAACGTCTTGTATCTTCTTTGCTTAATGCCTTGGTCACACGATTAACCGTGTAGGGAATATCAAAGCCTTCGCTGTTCCAACCACTCAGTACATCAGCATCTTTGATCAAATCCAAGAACACATCCAACATCTCTGCTTCTGTTTCATACAGCATTACGTTGTCAAAGTCTTTGACCATTTCTTTGGCATCCGCCATGTTGAGTCTCTTGGGTGGCACAGCCAAACATATCATTGTTTCCATCCATTGTAGGTAAACAGCAATCGCAGTGATTGGCATAAATGCATCATCGGGTGACGCATAGCCACGCTCTGGGTCGAAGTCTACTTCAATATCGAAAAATGCTACATTTAGTTTGGGAGGTTCTGCGTTTAGATAGTTTTCGCTTAGACAAACAAAGATGGGGTTAATGTCTGCTTCAAACAGTTTTTTGCTTGAATTAATAGCTTGTTCTTTTCTTAGCTCTTTGGTATTTTTACAAATAATACGTGTGAGTGGATCACCGTAAATACTTTGAAATTTGCCCTTGGGGTCTTTAAAGTAAAACGTGTGCTTGACAGGAATGTCACGGAACTCACGTTCTTGTTTTTTATTACGTTCGACCACTTTAATAACGTCATTCTCGCGGTCAAACCATGCGTCTACATAGCTCAATATATTCTCCATATGTCATTTTTGGCTGACAAATACCCAACTTGCGGTTTATGGCCCGCTTGCCCTTGCATGTACTACTTATTAGATACGTTTTGTAATATCTAAAATTGCTTCAATTTCTTCCCAGTCTGCATTATGTGCCTGCCAATCGCCCTTATGTGCAATTTTAATAGCTTTGTTAAT